AAGCTTGATAATCTTAATATCTCTGTAAACTAGTAAAGATATTTAAAGATAATTAGTTATATTTTTTAGATATAGTTATTATATATATTATTGGTGTTGCTAATTAGAATCATTATAGGGTACATATGAGCCATGGGGGGTAGTGGGGGGTATATATATACTGCTTATACAAAATAACTAGCTTTAGATGTAAACTAGATAGCCTCGCCCTGCTATAAAGATTCACATAAGACTTGCTATATTGCTGGACTGCCCCAGATAGAGATAGGTGCTTCACCCCCTGGAGAGACACTAATTATATTATACACCCTCTTCTGCATTTGTCAACTCTAAATCAAAATAAATGTTGTCAACTAGATGTAAACTTGTTATAATGAATACATGAACAATAACTTTCTACCAACTAACTCAGATAATAAACAAAGAAAACTAACAGACCAACAAAAGAACTTCCTAGCAGCCCTCGGTGGTGTTGCTAAAGGAGATATAAACCTAGCTCTAAAAGAAGCAGGGTATGCTGACAGTTCTAAATCGAATGTAGTTGATTCCCTAAAGGATGAGATTGTAGATGTTGCCACAAAGATTCTAGCAAAGTCTGCACCAAGAGCCAGTCAGAAGTTAGTGGAGATATTAGAAAGTGATGACCCTATACCACAAGTCAATGCTAAACTACAAGCTGCACAGACATTGTTGGATAGAGTGGGTATTGCGAAAAGAGATAAACTTGATGTTACGCATACAGCAGCATCAGGAATATTTATTATACCTGCTAAAGAAAAATTAATAGATGCTAATGCAGAGGATGTTGAAATAGATGATGAAGAGAAATAGTTCTACTATTCCTTTTGGTTATAAGTTAGGTGAAGATAATAGAACCCTAGAGGTTGTTGATAAAGAAGTATCAGCATTAAAAGAAATTAAGGATGGTGTTAAATCAGGTGCTTTTAGTTTAAGAGGAGCAGTTGAAATATTAGAACATCAAACAGGCAGAAAGTTATCAGCTATGGGTTTAAAGAAAATCATAGACAAAGATAAGCCTGAACCTAAAGTAGAATCAAAAGGATTGTTAAGCAAGAATGGCTGAAGAGAAACCAAAGAGACAATATAATTATAGCTATGCTCATAAAGCTAAAATGGCTTCAAGGAAAGCTGTCAAAGCTAAGGAGAAAGAAATAGCTAGACTAAAAAAGAACTTGGAGAATAAAACAAGAAGACTTCGAGATAAAAAAGAAACTTTGAAAGTAGTACAAAATGCCGAAACGAATAAAGAAACCAAAAAAGGTTTGGTCATCGAAGAAGACAAACTTGATACCTTACCTAGTCCTGTTAAAAAACTCATTGAAGAAGAAAAAGAACGAGTAGTATTTAAACCAAATGCAGGACCTCAAACAGATTTTCTAGCAGCACCTGAACAAGATGTATTGTATGGTGGTTCTGCTGGAGGTGGTAAATCTTATGCTATGTTAGTAGACCCATTAAGATTTATGCACATTAAAGAACATAGAGCATTACTGTTAAGAAAGTCAATGCCTGAATTAAGAGAACTAATAGATAAATCTAGAGAGTTGTATCCTAAAGCTTTTAAGGGTGCAAAGTTTAGAGAAGTTGAAAAGATATGGAGATTCCCTTCAGGAGCTTCATTGGAGTTTGGTTATCTTGATAGAGATGCTGATGTTTATAGATACCAAGGACAATCATATACCTGGATAGGTATTGATGAGTTAACACAGTATCCAACAGAATTCCCACTCCAGTATTTGCAATCACGATTGAGAACAACTAATAATGCAATACAATGCTACATTCGGTGTACTGCAAACCCTGGAGGAGTTGGAGGAAACTGGGTTAAGAAAAGGTATCTAGACCCAGCTCCTCCTAATGAAAGTTTTAAAGGTGAAGATAAGATAACAAGAAAGTTTATACCAGCTAGATTAGAGGATAACCCTTATCTATCTGAAGATGGTAAGTATGAACAGATGTTACAATCATTACCTGCTGTACAAAGAAAACAATTACTAGAAGGTAACTGGGATGTTTCCGAAGGAGCAGCATTTACAGAATTTGATTATGATACTCATGTAGTTGAACCTTTTGATTTACCTAGACATTGGGTAAGAGTAAAAGGAATTGACTATGGTTACGCAGCAGAATCTGCAGTAGTATGGGGTGCAGTTGACCCAACAGATGAAACATTAATTATTTATAGAGAACTATATCAAAAAGGTTTAACAGGCGAAGACTTAGCTACTAGAATCTTTGAGTTTGAAAAAGAGGATAGGTTGTCTGTAAGTGGGGTGTTAGATGGAGCTGCGTGGGCAAGGACAGGTGCTACTGGTCCAACTGTAGGGGAAGTACTATCCAGAGCAGGACATAAGCTTAGAAGGGCTGACAAGAACAGAATTCAAGGCAAGATACAAATACATGAAAGATTAAAATTAAACGACAAAGGTCGACCCAAGCTTCAGATATTTAAATCTTGCCCAAACCTAATTAGAGAAATACAATCTATACCTATTGACCCTAACAGACCAGAGGATGTAGATACTAAAGCATCTGACCATGCTTATGATGCTCTAAGATATTTAGTTATGTCTAGACCTAGAGCAACTTCAGTATGGGAAGAAATGTCAAATAAAAAAAGATGGACACCATCAGACCCAACATTTGGATACTAATATGAGAGATAAAATAAAAGAAAGTTTAATGGCACACGCAGAAGGTCATATAAAAAAACATACTGCAAATGTAGAAATATATTTAAACAACTCAATGGGTATTGGAGAGCATTCTGATATATTAGAAACTATTGAAAAAGAATTAGAGATGATAGCTAAGTATGATGACCAGCTTCATGTATTAAGAAAGTATTTTTAATGCCTTTATATACTTTTAAAAATACTCAAACAGATGAGGAATATGATGAGGTTATGACATATGAAGAACTTCAAGAATATTTAAAACAAGAACATATACATCAAGTATTTAAAATGAACATATATAGATACTCCGATGGTGGTGGAATTAAAGACCAGTTTACTGACTGGGCTAAAGATGGTAATGTATCAGGTAAAGGTAGCTTTGACCCTTATGGAAAAGGTAAGAAAGGATTTAATAAGTTAAAACAACAACAGGAGGAGAAGAAGGGTAATGGTTAAAAAGAAAATTAAAATAAATACTAAAGCTGTAAGGGAAATAGATAAATATCCTTTAGTTTCTGTATACTGGCTTGACATTTGCTCTGATAGTTCCTGGCAATCGATTGATGGTTGTAAGAAAGCAAAGCTTCCTATTTGTGTTACTAAAGGTCATTTATTAACTCAAGCTAAAGGAGTGACTAGAATATTTGGAGATTATTCACTAGCTGATGAGGAGTCAGGTAGAATTGAAGAGATTGGAAACAGCACTATTATCCCTAATAGTGTTATTGTAGAAATTAAGAAAATAGTTGACAAAGGGTAATAATAACTGTATTATTATATTACTGCACAAATAATTTAAGGAATTATATATGGCTACTTACGACCAGATTAGAGAAGATACAAATCCAGTAATGGATGAAGCAAAAGAAGATGAAACTATTTCTAATCTTGTTGCTAAAATAAACTCTAGATTTCAACAATGTGAAACTACTAGAGAAGATGATGAAGATAGATGGTTACAAGCTTTCCATAACTATCGAGGAAGATATTTTAAAAATGTAGCTTTCAGAGACCATGAGAAATCTAGAGTCTTTGTTAAAGTTACTAAGACAAAAGTACTAGCAGCATATGGTCAATTGATTGATGTACTGTTTGGTGCAAATAAATTTCCATTAACTATTCAAGAAACTAGAGTACCTGAAGGTATAGATGAGTATGCTCATTTAAATCCATTAAAAGAACAAATGGGTATGAATGAAAATGAACAACCTATTCCTGGTGTTGAAGGTAATATGGATTATGTTCCTGGTGAACAACCTATGACAGGATTAAATGGTGGCTTAGGTTTTCCTGGTGATGGAAATGATTTAGCTCCTGGTACAACTTTTAATGATTTAAATAATAATGCTAACTTAGGTTCGTTAGAAAAAGAATATGAAGATGCAGACTTAACCTCTGGACCAGCTCCAAGTCCTGAGATGCCTCAAATTAAACCTGCACAAATTGCAGCAAGAAGATTAGAGAAATTAATCTTAGACCAAATAGAAGAATCAAATGGTAGTGTAGAATTAAGAAGTGCAATCTTTGAAGCTTGTTTACTTGGAACAGGAATTATCAAAGGACCTTTTACTTATAATAAAACTTTACATAAGTATACTGATACTGGTAATGGTAGAGAGTATACACCTGAAACTGTTAAAGTTCCTAAAATGGAATTTGTTAGCATATGGGATTTTTATCCAGACCCTAATGCTAGAAATATGGAAGAAGCAGAATTTGTAATTCAAAGACATAGATTAAATAGAAACCAAGTTTTAGATTTAGCTAACAGACCTTTCTTTGACAAACAAGCAATACTTGAATGTTTAAGAATGGGTGCTAAGTATAATAAAAAATCTTGGGAAACAGATATAGATTTAGAAAAAAGTCAATACCCTGATATTGAAAATAATAGATTTGAAGTATTAGAATACTGGGGAACAATAGATGCATTAAGTGCTAGACAAGAAGGATTAGAACTTGATGAATCAATTGATGACATGGAAGAAGTTCAAGTTAATGTTTGGATGATTCGAGATAAAGTAATTAGAATTGTTCAGAATCCATTTAAACCTTTTAGAACTCCTTATCAATCTTTTGTATATGAAAAAAATCCATATACATTTTTTGGTATTGGTGTTCCAGAAAACATGGATGATGCACAACAAATTATGAATGGTCATGCAAGAATGGCAATTGATAATTTAGCATTAGCTGGTAACTTAGTTTTTGATATTGATGAATCAGCACTAGCTTCTAATCAAACTATGGAAGTATTTCCTGGTAAGATTTTTAAAAGACAAGCTGGTTCTCCTGGTCAATCAATCTATGGATTAAAGTTTCCAAATACTGCTGTAGAAAATATGCAGATGTTTGATAAGTTTAGACAACTAGCAGATGAATCTACAGGACTACCATCTTATTCACATGGTCAAACAGGTGTTCAATCTATGACAAGAACAGCATCTGGTATGTCAATGTTAATGGGAGCAGCATCATTAAATATTAAAACAGTAATTAAAAATATTGATGACCAATTAATTAAACCTTTAGGTGAAGCATTGTTCCAATGGAATATGCAATTCTATGAAGGTGACTTACCTATACAAGGTGACTTAGAAATTAAAGCAACAGGTTCTTCTAGTTTAATGAAGAAAGAAGTTAGAAGTCAAAGACTAACTATGTTCTTACAAACTGTACAGAATCCTGCTATTGCTCCATTTGTAAGAATGTCAGAAGTAATAAAAGAATTAGCTCACTCTTTAGATTTAGACCCAGCAGAAATTTTAAATACTAAAGACGAAGCAGAAATCTACGCAAAAATAATAGGACAACAAAATGCTAACAAAGGAACTAGCCCACAAGCTCCTATCCCTGGTGAACTCGGAGCAATGGGTGGTGATGGAGGAGTACCTCCACAAACTCCAGGAGCAAACAACCCTGGAAATGGCGAAAGCCCAATCGGACCTGGTAATACACCAATGCCAGGGGAGATGGAATTTACTGGACAGACTGAAGAACCTGCCCAATAATGTAAGAGAAATAGTAAAATAATATTAGTGTTGACTACTATAACTAATATTGTTATAATTAAGCAAGGAGTAAAATGAAAAGAATAAAAGCAAAGAAAATGGCAACAGGTGGATTAATGTCAATGCCACCTTATATTGCAAAACAAGATGAAGACAAACAAGGTATTACACCTTATGATGTCAATACTCCTATGTCTGCTAGAAAAGGTTTACCTTCAAGAGCATTAGACAAATCAAGAACAAGATTTAATAAAGGTGGAGAAGCTTTCCCAGATTTAAGTGGTGATGGTAAAGTAACACAGGAAGATATTTTAATAGGTAAAGGTGTTATTAAAAAAGCTAAAGGTGGAATAATGCAAAGAGCAAAGTTTAATAAAGGAGATTTATCTACTAAAGAAATTATTGAAATGAAAAGAATGGAACAACTTGAAGCTATGCAAGATTCAGGTTTACCTTTAACTGATGAACAAGAACAAGCATTAGAAGCTTATAAAGCATCTAAAAGTATTAAAGCACAAGAATTAGCATTAGGTGGAATGGTTGGTGTTGAAAGAAGTAAGTATGACCAAAGACCAGATTACCAAGCTTATGCTGAAGGTGATATAGTAGAAGATGAAATGCCTGATGAAGATATGCCACCTATGCAAGAATTAGTAGTAGAAGAAGAATCTTTATTAAAACCAGAAGGTATGGATGATGAAATGCCTATGGATGATGAAGAAGATATTACTGATGAAGACTTAGAAGGTATGGATGCTATTATTGATACTTCAGCTTTATCAGAAGAAGAAGAACAACTATTAGATGAAGCAGTTGAGATGCATCCAGAATTAGAAGCTATCATTCCTAAATTAGTTGCAACAGAATTTACAGAAGATGGAGAAGTAGAAGGACCAGGAACAGGAACTTCAGACTCTATCCCAGCACTTTTATCAGATGGTGAATTTGTATTTACAGCCAAAGCAGTTAAGAATATTGGTGTAGACAAATTAAGAAAGATGATGAAACAAGCAGAAGCAGATTATGATGCTGGTATTCAATCTCAAGAAGAAGAGATGGTATAAAGAATTTATAGAGAAAGGTAACTCTATGAATAGACAAGCTACCTTATAATAATTTTATTATAAGCCCTTGTAGTTTCGTTTTAAACAAAAACACCTACCTTAGCTACCTTCAGTTAAGAAGCCCTAAAGGAGGATACGATGAGTAACAAAAACGAAGAAGGAAGACAAGAAGCCGAAGCAAACCCTTACAACAGAAAAAAATCTTGGCATACAGATGATGCTATGCCACAAGATAGAACCTCTGCTGATGAAGGTTTGTTTGTGCCAAACCCTGAAAGTAATCAAGGTTTATCAAATGCTACTGCCGAAGGCAACCCAGATGATAATACTGAGAATACTGATGCAACAATGGATAAGGTTCAAGACTCTGCATTAAATGTAGAATCTAACCCTTATACAAAAGTTGATTATAAGAAAAGATATGACGACCTAAAACGATATTATGATAGGAAGTTAGGTGAATGGAACAGTAGAGAAAGTGACCTTAAAGTTCAACTTCAAGAGAACCGACCTAAGTACCAACCACCAAAATCGAAAGAAGAGCTTGAAGCTTTTAAAAACGATTATCCTGACATTTATGGAGTTGTGGAAACTGTATCTCACTTACAATCGCAAAATGAAGTTAAGACTTTACAAGAAGAGTTAGAAAGTTTAAAGAAAGCAAACATTACTTTACAACAAAAGGAAGCTGCACTTGAACTTTCAAAATATCATCCTGACTTTGAAGAAATAAAAGAGTCTGATGATTTTCATAACTGGGCAGATACTCAGCCAATGGAAATTAAAAACTGGATATATGAAAACAACTCTAATGGAGCATTAGCTGCACGAGCAATTGACTTGTATAAGAAGGACCGAGGACTTGGACTTGATAAAAAAACTACGAAGAAACAACTGAAGAATGAAGGTGCAGACTTGTTGGTTAAAACTAACGAACAAACTCAAGTGCCTCAATCTAAAGAACCTTTCTTCAAAAGGTCTGATATTAAGAAATTATCAGATGAGGAGTTTATGAAATATGAAAAAGATATTTTAAAAGCTCAAAGGGAAGGTAGAATTATAGATTAATTCTATTTTCATTTTTATCAACAACTAACAAAGGAGTAACTACAATGGCTAAATTCGCTGGTGGTTCAACATATAACTTTGGATTAGGTGTTTCAGGTCAAACTAATGGTTTTTTCATTCCTGAAATCTATTCAAAGAAAGTACAAATAGCTCTAAGAAAAGCTGCAGTAGCAGAAGCAGTATGTAACACAGATTACATGGGAGAAATCTCATCTTTCGGTGATACTGTTAACATTATCAAAGAGCCTCAAATCGCAGTAGCAGACTACACAAGAGGTCTGGCTGTAACATCAACTGACTTAACTGACCAAGAACTTGTTCTAACTGTAGACCAAGCTAAATCTTTTTCATTTAAGATTGATGACTTAGAGAAGAGATTCTCTCATGTCAACTTCCAAGCTATTGCTGCAGACAATGCTGCTTATGCTTTAAGAGATGCTATGGATAGCAATATTCTAGCAGCTATTTCAGCAGGAGCAACTGCAACTGCAGGAATGGGAACTACTTCAACTCCAATTGATATTGGATTTGCAAGTGGTGAAGTTGACCCTTTAAACCAAATGGCATTAGCTGCTAAAGTATTAGACGAAGCTAACGCACCTGAAGATGGAAGATGGTTTGTTGCTGCACCTGAATGGTACAATGCACTTTCTAACTCTGCATCAAAACTTTTATCAGTAGACTTTAATGCTGGTCAAGGTTCAATCAGAAATGGTTTAGTTGCATCTGGATTACTTAGAGGTTTTTCAATGTACAAATCAAACAACTTACCAACTAATGACTTATCTGGTGCTACACCTGCTGGTTCAGCAACTGCACCTGAAGCTCTATTCGGTCACATGAGTTCAACTGCTGCTGCGTCAAGCATGAACAAAGTGGAAACTGTTAGAGACACAGGTACTTTCTCAGATATCGTTAGAGGTTTAATGGTATGGGGAAGAAAAGTATTAAGACCAGAAGTAGCTGGTAAAATTATCTACACAATAGATTAATTTTTAATACACTATTGGGTGGGGGTAGTAATATCCCCATCCTCTTATTAGGAGAAGAATTATGTTAAATAAATATTGGACAAACAAAATTAATCACTACAAAGAACATCATAAAAAAGAAGTTCTTATTGTAGCTATTATAATTATAATCGCATATATATTATAGGAGAAAACAATATGCCAATGAAAAAAGCAATGCCTGGTGGAAAAATAGTAAACAAAGGTAAATATAAATATGGTGGTAAAGTTCACCGAAATAAAAAAGGTCATGGTGGAGTAATGACTATAGTAATTAAAAAAGATAAAAATAAGAAAAAATAATAATGGGTATAATGTCTTCACCTGCTTGGACTCGTAAAGAGGGTAAGAATCCTAAGGGAGGACTTAATGCTAAAGGTAGAGCTTCTTATAATAAAGGTCGAACTAAGACTGGTAAGAAACGAAACTTAAAAGCACCAAGTAAAGTTGTAGGCAATAAAAGAAGAAAGAGTTTTTGTGCAAGGATGAAAGGCATGAAGAAAAAACTTACATCTGCAAAAACTGCAAGAGACCCTAATTCAAGAATTAATAAATCACTAAGAGCATGGAACTGTTAAATGGCTAAAACTTACTTATCAATGACAAATGAATTACTGGTTGAAATAAATGAACCAGAACTAACAACAGTATCAGGAGCATTAGGTATACAAAAATTTGTAGCTAACTGTGTTAACAGAGCTTATTTTGATATTGTAGATGCAGTTGATGAATGGTCTTGGTTAAAGACTGCAGCACCTCAAGATGACTATTATGGTAATACATATGTAGAAACTGTAGCTGGACAAAGATGGTATCTTATGAAAGCAGGTTCGGCTGATGTAGATACAGATTATGATTCAGTTAACTGGGATGATTTTACTTTAACAACAGAAGGTGTTACAGGTAAGACAGCTCCTCATACAATTAATAAATTAGCATTCACAACTTTATCAGCATGGAGAGCTAACTTTGCTCAAGGTGAAGAAGCAAACAAAGCTAATTCACAAACTTATTCAACACCACTAAGAGTATTAAGAAGTTCAGATGGTAGAAGATTTGGATTATCTCCTATACCAGATGATGTATATAGAATATATTTCTTTGCTTATAATAGACCTACTGAATTAACTAATGATACAGATAAGGTTTTATTTCCAGAACAATACAAACCAGTTTTACTAGCAAGAGCTAGATATTATATTTATCAGTTTAAAGATAATATTGCACAATCACAATTAGCTTTAGATGAATATAAAAAAGGATTACAAAATATGGCTGACCAATTAAATTCTCCTCAACCAGAGTATATGTCAGATGTTAGATTTACATATTTATATTAAGGATAAACTATGCCAACTCAAGGAGCATCAATTACAGTACAAGGTGGCTTGGATTTAGTTTCAAGTTCTCATGCTTTATTTAGAACTCCAGGAGCTGCAACTAAATTACAAAACTTTGAATCATCTACTACAGGTGGTTATAGAAGAATAAGTGGTTATACTAAATGGGGTGGTGCTAGTGGTGTTATACCTAGTGGTGTATCAACTGATACTATTCATGGAATTATAAATTATGCAGATGGAGTAGTAGTTGCTCAATCAGATGATTTATATTTTAGTACTACAGGTACATCTTATGTACAAATAAATAAAGATACTTTTACTGCAGGAGCAGGAACAGTTTCAATTAGTTCAGGTTCACCAACAGTAACAGGAACTACTACAACTTTTACAACATCATTTACTCCTGGTGATGATATTAAAATTGATAATAATTTTTATAAAGTATTATCTATTCAAAGTGATATAGAACTTACATTAGATATTAATGCAAATACTGCTAGTACTCAAAATGGATTAACATATTTTATAGGTGGTATAAGTTCATCTAGTTTAGCTAGTGCAACAACTATACCTAGAAGCAATCAAACTAATGTTAAATTTATTAATT